ATCGTCTTTCGATCCTCGCCAATCAACTCAACTTCGACAGCGCCACGCAATCGGCAAGCCTACTGGCGGCTCAGATCGGTGTGAGCGTTGACGAGGCCATAGCGCTTAACCGCGCGTTGAACAACGCCGCCGGCATCCAGAACCCGGAGCAGCCGCGCCTTTCGCTTCCAGGTGGGGCTCCCGAGGGCAGCATCCCCGGCAGCTTTACCGGCGCAGGCGGGGTTCTTGGGTTCGATCTGAATAACACCGGCCCGAATCCCGCCGATTTCCGGCCCGATCGCACGGCCCTTTCCAGCCGAGGTGGCGGCGGCGGGTCGTCGGCAGCGAGCAAGATCGACCAAGAGCGCGAGGCTATCGACGGTGTGGTCGACTCGCTCAAGGACCAGATCGCAGCTATTGGTGAGACCTCGACAGCGCGCAAGACCGCGCAAGCACTGCGCCAAGCCGGTGTCAGCCTATATTCGAAGGAAGGCCAGCAGATCGCGGATCTGGTCGAGCAATACGCCGAGATGCAGGAAGCACAGCGTATAAACGAAGATATTTCCCGCTCGCTGAAGGACTCGATACTGGATTTTGCCCTGGAGGGCACAGACGCGCTCGACGGCATGACCAAGGCTTTCCAGCGCATGGCTATTGAGGCGGCACTTTTCGGTGAAGGCATGATGGGCAACGGCGGGGGCGGCTTGCTCGGCGGGCTTGTCGACTCGGCGTCCGGGGCGCTATCGGGTCTTCTTGGCGGCAGCGCATCGGCCGGACCGCTGGCTGGGCAGCCGCTCTTCGATATTGCGAGCAGCTTTGAGGGTGGCGGTTACACAGGCTCCGGCGCGCGCACCGGGGGCCTAGATGGCCGAGGCGGCTTTATATCAATGATGCACCCTCAAGAGCGGGTCTATGACGAGACGCGCGGTCAGGGCCGGAACCAAGGCGGGGTTGTGAATAACATCAAGGTCATCGCGCCGCCGGGATCTGAGGTCAGCGAAGAGCGTCAGCAAAACTCAAGCGGCGGCGAAGACCTGACCGTGATGATCGACCGCGCGGTTAGCTCACTCGCCCGCGATCCTAGCTCAGCCATCAGCCGGACGCTTGGCAATAGCTACGGCGTCGGGCGCCAGACAAGGAAGCGATAAATGCCAACTTGGCCCGCAACACTCCCGCAGCTTGGCCAGATTGGCGCGGGATACAAGCCGCAAGACGCGGTGGCCCGTTCCCGGATGGACGCAGGGCCACCGTCGCGACGCAATCGCTCCACCGCCACAACGAAGGACGTTGATTACCAGATGCCGATGACCGGGGCGCAAGCCGCCATTCTGGAGAGCTTCCACGAGAACACGCTTCGAAACGGCGCGCTATCCTTCGACTGGATCAGCCCGTTGGACGGGTCGGCCGTCCAGATCGCATTCAAGAGTCCGCCTGAGTTTTCGGTGCGCATTGGCGGCCCTGATCCCGATAAGCGACTTTGGGTCGTGACCTTGTCTCTGGAGATCCAGCCATGAGTGTAACCGACGCCTTCCGCGCTGACGCTTGGTCGCCTGAATCCGATCTTTACCTTGTGCTTCTCACGATCGAGCACCCGGATCTTGACCCGCCAATCCATGTGGTGAACAACACCGTTAATGTCATATCAAACGGTATCACCTACGCCGGTTTTCCCTTCGAGATTGCCTTGCCTGAGAGTCCAGAGAATGGCCCGCCGCGTGCCGAGTTGACAATCAGCAACGTGGGCCGTGAGATCGGTCAGGCGATCCGGTCCATAGGCTCGCCGCCGAGTGTGACGATAGCCGTCATTCGGCAGGCGACCCCGGACGTGATCGAGGCGTTGCATGTGGGAATGAAGTTGACGGGCGTCAGCTACGACGCGCAGCAGGTGTCGGGGCAGCTTGTGCGTGAAGATTTAGTCACTGAGCCATATCCGGCCATGACATATTCGCCGGCTGAATTCAGGGGGCTGGTCCAGTAATGAATTTGCCAGTCTTCGTCAACAAGGTGCTTTGCATGCCTTTTGTCGCCCGGGGCCGGGATTATGAGGGTGGTGATTGCTGGGCTGTTGTGTGGCTTTTTTATCGCGACGTGCTCGGTCGCGACCTTCCGGCCTACGATACGGGATATGCCACCGCAGGGGCCTCCGCTGTGGACCGCTCGATGGTCGGCAGGATCATGATTCGCGAGCGGGTTAAATGGGAGCAGACCGACGCGCCGAGGTTGGGTGATGTCGTGATGCTGCGCTGTTCCGGCGCTGCCTGCCATGTCGGCGTGATGATCGACAGCAAGAGGTTCTTGCACATCGAGGACAGGCGCGGCGCGACGGTGGAAAGCCTGACCGCGCCGATCTGGCAGCGCCGCTGCGAAGGGGTTTATCGCTTTGCCGAATAATATGATCACCCTGACCGCTGCGGCCCACCCGTTCGAGGCGTCCTCGAAGACAATCCCGGTGGCGGAGGGGGTGTCGCTGCAGGCAATGCTCGAGCTGGCTCAGCCTGATCCAATGCTGATGCGGCACGCGGTAATCTTCATTGGCGGCTCCAGGATAGAACGCCGGTACTGGCACTGTGTCTACCCCAAGGCCGGCGCACTGGTAGAGATCCGCGTTCTGCCGATGGGCGGCGGTGGCGGCGGTGGCAAGGATGTGCTTCGCACCGTGCTCACCTTGGCCGTGCTAGTGGCAAGTGCGACAATTCCCGGTCTTCAAGTGCTCGGCCTCGGCGCTACGCAGCAAGCCTTTCTGCAAGCCGGCATCGCCGTCGTGGGTAGCCTCGCTGTTAACGCGCTGGTGCCTGTGCAGCAGCCCGAGGGGCCTCGCGAGGAAGAAAGACGGCTTGGCATTCAGGGGTTCCAAAACCGCGCGCGGCCATTTGATCCAGTTACTCAGATCCTCGGTCGGCACCGCATCGCGCCGGACTATGGGGCGCGGGTGTTCACCGAGATCGTCGGTCAGGACCAGTATCTGCGCACAATATTTGCATGGGGCGTTGGCCCGATGGAGATCGACGTTGACAGCATTCGCATCGGGGAGACCCCGATCAGCAATTTCACCGGTGTGCAAATGGAGCATCGGCAGGGCTTTCCAGGTGATGCGCCGCGCGAATTATATTCCGACACAGTGTTTGAGAACAATCTACAGATATTGCTGGGCGACCAATCGAACGGGTCGGCTAACTTCACCGGGCCGCAAGTGCGAACTGCAGCCGCAGAAGCGGACGAGCTGAGCGTTGACATCACATTTCCCGCTGGTCTTTTCGGAACGGGGAGCAACACCGGGAACACCCTCAGCGCCCGCGCGAATATTGCGGTGCGATATCGTGAGGTGGGCACGAGCACTTGGCTTGTTCCAACATTTACCGCGAGGACGCACCCTTTCGCTACCGGGACCGAAATGGCTTTCAGCGGCAAGCGCAAGGGCACCATTAGGCATGGCATGACGTGGGATGTTCCGAGGGGCAATTACGAGGTACAACTTCAGTGCGTGGATATGAATGTCAGCGACAACCCGCGAACGAATGACGTTTACTGGACTGCGCTGCGCGCGATCCAAGACCAAGACCCAATAACCAGCCGCGTTCCGGTCGCCACCACATCGGTAAGGATTAAGGCCACCGACCAGCTCAACGGCGTGCTTGACGAGCTCAACGGCATCGTCACGACACTGGGCAAGGATTGGGACGGGTCAGCATGGGTCGATGACCAGCCCATGACAAACCCGGCCAGCCTGTTCCGGCACGTCCTTCAGGGTGGTTCGAATGCTGTGCCACTGCCTGACAGCCGCATTAACTTAGCCTCGCTTGAAGACTGGCACGAGTTCTGCACGGCTAAGGGATTCACCTGCAACACGGTGATCACGTCGGGCCGGTCAGTGTGGGAGGTGCTCGCCGAAGTCGCAGCCTGCGGGCGTGCATCACCGGCAGACGTGGACGGAAAGTGGGGCGTCGTGATCGACCGCCCGCAGGCTTTCCCGGTGAGCCACATCACGCCGCGGAACAGCAGCAATTTCAAGGCAGAAAAGGTACTCATCGAGCTTCCGCACGCCTTCCGCATTCCGTTCGTCAACGAGGATCAGAACTGGCGTCGCGACGAGCGGCGCGTGTACCGCATCGGCTTCGATGCGAGCAACGCGACCGAGTTCGAGGAATTGCAATTGCCGGGTATCACGAACCCCGATCAGATCGAGGTCATGGGCCGCTATCGCATGGCGCAGGGCATCCAGCAGCCGGAGCGCTGGACCTTCAGACAGGACATGGAGTTTCTGACCTACCAGCGCGGCGACCGGGTAAAGATCACGCATGACGTGCTTCTGCTCGGGTTGGCCTCGGGGCGGGTGAAGAGCGTGATCACGGACGGCAGCAACAATGTCACCGGCCTTGTGCTCGATGAGACAGTTGAGATGGAGTCTGGCGAGAATTACGGGATCACGATCCGCACGCTGGACGATCCAAGCGTGAACCGGGGCGTGGTGACGGATGTCGGGCAGGTGTCGACAATCACCCTCAGCTCTTCAATCCCGGCCGTCGGCGGCCAGCCGGCGGTCGGACGTCACGATCTTTTTGGCTTCGGCCTGTTCGGTCTTGAGACCGACGACGCTCAGATCATCTCGATTATTCCGCGCGCAAATGCGGAGGCCAACGTCATTGCGGTGCCCTACCGCGAGGTGATCTATAGCGGCGACGACACGCCGATTCCGCCGTTCCAGTCGAACCTCACGCCGCTGCCTCAGCTGCCTGCGCCACTGGTGCGGAATGTCATCTCCGACGAGCGCGTCATTGCGCTCGGCACGGCGGGCAATCTGCGATTCCGTGTGGCGTTCGACGTTGACCCGGTGTCGCAGTCAACGGCTTTTGTAGGCTCACATATTGAGGTGCAGCAGCGCGCGACAGGCACCGACGGGGAGCCGTACGCCAACGCCCAAGTGGAAGAGCAAACGGGCGGTCACGTCATCATCGGCGATGCGCGCGAGGGTGAGACATTCGATTTCAGGCTGCGTTGGGTGCCGCAAGGCGGGCGACTGCCCGGACCTTGGGTGACGGTGCCTTCGCATCGAGTTGTGGGTCGCGCTACGCCGCCGGCCGGGCTCGCTGGTCTTACGCTCAGTGCCTTCGGGGGCATGGCCTATCTGCGGTGGGATCGCCCAGCAGAGATAGACGTCCAGTATGGTGGCGAGGTGCGGTTCAGGCATAGTCCAGCGATGACAGGCGCGACATGGGGCGCGAGCAATTCGATTGGCGACCTTGCGAGAGCGAGCGCCCAACTTGTCGTGTTGCCACTGAAAAAAGGTACTTACCTGGCCCGCGTGATTGACCAGACGGGGCGGATTAGCGAGACGACGGCCACCGTTTCGACCAAGCAGGCGACAGTTCTGGATTTCGCTGCTACCGACACGATTGATGAGGCTACCGCGTTTTCCGGGGCCAAGACGAACCTCACGGTCGATAGCGGCACGCTTGAGCTGACCGATCCGGCGGTCAGTCAGACGGGCGTGTACGACTTCGCGGCGGCGCTGGATTATGGGGCGGTGGTCAAACGGCGGCTTACATCCCGCATCGCACTGGTCTCGTTCAACGTGTTCGACACTATCGCTCAACGCACGGATCTGATATCCACGTGGACAAGCATCGTTGGCGACATCCCGGATGGCGGCGATCTTATTGTGCAGGTTCGGCATACCGACGACGACCCGTCAGGCACGCCGGAATGGACAGCATGGGATCGGCTGGACTCGGCCGAATTCGATGCGCGGGCTTTCGAGTTTCGCGCTCTGGTATCAACTATCGGATCGGACGTGAATGTTTCCGTTTCCGAGCTCGGCATCGACGCCGACAGTCTGTGAGGAATTGAATGGCGCAACACGACTACAATATTGATGATCAGAACGGGTTCGATTTCCTCGTGGACCTGAACAACGCTCTGAGCGCGATTGCGACGAACAATGCCGGATCATCAGAGCCGAACACGACATTTGCGCACATGCTCTGGTTCGACACGAATAACGACCTCATGAAAGTGCGCAATGAGGCAAATAGCGCATGGCTTATCGTTGCCAAAAAGGATGGAAGTGGTTGGACACCTTACGCGTTCGGTCAAGCGACAGACAACCGCTACGTCCGCCGATCCAGGAATTTAGGCGATCTGGAAAGCAGGTCGAGATCGCGCGCTAACTTAGGTGCGGCGGAAGACAGCTCGGATCCTAATTTCACAAATGACCCTAATGCGGCGGCGCGGCGGGGGCTGGTGCAACAAAAACTTATCAACTTGATATTGGACACAATCCCGGGGCTGGTGGCTGCAGAACTTCACGCCACTGGTTCAGCCCCGATGTATGCCTGCCGCGCGTGGGTAAATTTCAACGGCACAGGTACGGTTGCAATTAGGGCAAGTGGTAATGTGTCGAGCATTACGGA